ATGCTCCCATACGGATCGCCTGCGGGGTTTCCGCTTGAGTCCGTGAAGTTGGGGTCGTAAGCGCCATCGCGTGTCCCCGGCGTAAGAAAGTTATACCAGCCCGTCCCGGTCATATTCGTGCCGGATACTCCCAATGGGATTTGGACGTCGTTTACCAGAACTGTCAGTACTCCCTGAAGTTGGCCGATGCCCAGTAGAACCTCCATCCGCGTGAGATTTCCATCGTTCCTCGCGAATACCACCAGTGGTTCGTACCACGCAGTGCCGTATATCATCGGCACGTAGTCGTTGTACCGCGCCTGATTTACGGAAAGAGCCGATGTCGTCCAGTCCTTGCCGTAACCGCGAACTGAAATTACCGGGGGCACGTATTCGATTCCGCCAAAGCGCTGGGGGATTCCTCGGGCTTCGCAGTCCGGCGTCGTGTACCCGCACGACGTGAAGGGAACTGTCCCGTTCAGGTTTCCCGACCCTCCGGAGATATCGGGCGAGTAGCCGCAACGATAGTACAATGAGTACTTGCCATTCACCCCGCCGTTTACCGCCTCGGTCCTCTGGTCGGCTGTGGCCGGGAACGTCCAGGGGCATCTTCTTTGAATCCGTACCTCCGGTAGCACCAGCCTCTGAAGGTTCATCCGATTGATGGCTGATAATCGAAAGGTCGCTTCTCTGATTTGCTCGGGTGGATTGCAAATCCCCTGGAAGATCACGGTCGTGTCCGTCAGCGGTACATTGTTGAGGAGATCGTAGAACAGAAACCCAACGGTGAGTTGTGCTCCCTTCCAGCCTGTGGCGCGCTCGATTTCCGAGAAGTGCGCATCCGCATTCGCCAGCACTAGCGAAATCTTCGGACTGCCGTCAATCCCCTGGTCGGACGCGGTCTGAATGTCGAATGCGCCATGCTGCAGCACCCGCGCCGCGTAATTGGTGCTGCCGACCGTGATGGCGTGCGTGCTCCACGACTCCGTGACGCCGTTCGATAATACGCAGTCGAACAGCATGATTGGCGTATCGGTAACCGCCAGTTCCTTGATTTCAGAGATGGTTTGCATAAACGATGGTTACCGTTGTCGAGTTGCGGTTCACGCCCGTGGAGGTGTAGCTGAAGCTGTCGTCGCGAAAGTGGGCGTTTTGGTAAACCCCTCCGCTAGTGCTGCTCTTATACGCCGACGCGGACTCCTGTGGCTCCACCTGAGGTCCGTAGAGGTCGATTGTGCTTCCTGCGGGCAGTTCAATCGCGAAGGTGATTGATGTCGCTTCTGCATCTCCCGTACCTGTCACCGCGAAGCGGGTCCAATCCGTACCTACCTGGCATACCGCCCGAACACTTCCCAGCTGAAGTGTGATCGTCACCGGTTGTATCGCCGTGGCGTAAGCGCTGAAGCAGTAGACGTAGACCGCGGGAGCGTTCAGTGTCTGTGCCAGCGACTGCGGACCCGCTCCGGCGTTCCCTATTGTCCACGCGCTGGTGCCGCCGGTCGGATCCGGGACCCCTCCGGTGAGGTCCAGAAACGAATCCTTCTGCCATTCAACCTGACTCGGATCGTCGCTCCAGGCCAATAGGTTTCCGTTCGGATCCAGAAACGTGAAGCCTTCGAGCGACCCCTCCATCGACGCGAAGAACTGCTGTAGCGTCGCCAGTTCGGTGTCGCTCAGGCCGGCATATTGCAGCCGCCACTCGGTGGTCTGCGCCGCCACGTCCGGCAGTTTGATGGTTCGGCCGTCAGCCGTGGTATTCATCACGGTTCGCGTGAGACGCCGCTTGCGCAGAGGAAATTGGCTCAGCGCTCCCGTCGGTAATTGTGGATACATAGCTATGTCCGGTTTTCGACCACCGTCAAACTGGTCTGTCCCTGCATTTCCGCAAGCGCCGTGAGGTCCAGTTGGTCGCTCGACAGGCTGCAGCTCGGATAGGAAGTGCCATCCCAGGGATCCACAAAGACGAAGCACCCGAACCGCCCCTGGTTACTCAGGAAGAAATTCTCCATTTCTGCCTGCTCGCCTTCGTCCAGTTCGTTCAGCCGGACGATCCACTGGTGCAAGGGGCCGCTCGCATCGCGATAACGCTGGTCGGTGCCGTCCACGAAGCGCACGATTTGGTTTTGGTGCCGCAGCGCCCGGGTCGCCGGATATTGGGCGACGGCATTGGTTTTCAGCTTGGGGAAGGTCGCCATAGTCAGAGATCGTTGACAACATCGTTAATCGAGCTCAGGTTCAACATCGCTCCCCGAACCGCCTGTGCGATTTGGTCGCTGTTGTCCAGAAAGGATTGCGCATCCATCGTTTGCACCGCGACCGAGATTTGCGGCATGGAAGAACTCGCTCCACCACCGGAACTCGCGTTGCCTTGGCCTCCGCCGCCGTAGGTTGATGCCACTCCGCCGCTCGCCGTGTCCGCCGAATCCGCGGTGCTGCTGTACAGTCGCGGTGTGCCCATCTGGTCGAAGTCCGAGGCGCTCAGCCCACTTGCCGTATCGGCGCTCTCGAATGAGATCGCCGATGGCATCGTATACTTCTCCAAAGCCGGCGGTTCCGACGATCCGCCTCCGAACAGTCCCAACAACCCGCTGACCAGCGGGACAATTCCCATGCCGCTCTCCAAGAACGTGGTCGCGATCGACCCGATTGTGGAGCCAGTTCCGCCTGCGCTCGACGTCGTGTTTCCACCGGGCACGCTCACGCCAGTCGGCGTGCCCGATTCGCCGAACAGGTTACCGCCGCTTTGACCGTCCCCCGCGGAGCCAGCGCTCGTGACCGAATCTGGTAACGATCCTGCAATTGCTGCGACCAAGCTCCGGCTATCGTGCTGTTGGTCCAACTGCTTCCCCGATGCTTCTTCGAAACTATCGAGCATTCGCGCATCCATTGTTTGCATCGTCCCCGGGGTTTGCGGCATGGAAGAACTCGTTCCACCGCTGGAACTCGCGTTGCCTTGGCCTCCGCTGCCGTAGGTTGACGCCACTCTCCCGCTCGCCGTGTCCGCCGAATCCGCGGTGCTGCTATATAGTGGCGGCGTGCCCATCTGGTCGAAGTCCGAGGCGCTCAGTCCACTCGCCGCATCGGCGCTCTCGGATGAGATCGCCGATGGCATCGCGTACTTCTCCAAAGCCGGCGGTTCCGACGATCCGCCTCCCGACAGTCCCAATGGCCCGCTGACCGTTGGGACAGTTCCCATGCCGCTCTCCAATAACGTGGTCGCAATCGACCCGATTGCGGAGCCAGTTCCGCCAGCGCTCGATGGCGTGCTATCAGCCGGGACGCCCGCGCCAGTCGGCATGCCCGATTCGCCGAACACGTTGCCGCCAGTTTGACCGTCCACCGCGGAGCCGGCTTCTGTTTCCGAATCTGGGAACGGCCCTGCGATTGCCGCGGCCAAGTCCCGGCTATCGTCTTCTTGATCCAACTGCTTCCCCGACGCTTCTTCGAAACTATCGAGCAATCGCGCGTCTGTCTTGTTGCCCATGCTTCATCTCCATCAGTAATAGCTTTTCCAGAATCATGAACGCCTCTGCCTGGCGCGCCGTCAGTTCCGAAAACTGCAGTCCGCCCAGGCGGCGCCGCACCAGGTACTCTTCCACCAGGCATTCACTCTCCGCCGTGATATGCGATTTCGGACACTCGTGCAGCACCACCTCGCCCCTCGCCCACACTACCGCGCCGGCTGGCTCTTGGCCCGCACTGAGCCATCCACACCGTCGTCGCTTCTCCAAACCGGATTTCCTGCAGATGTCGCATCTCCATCCGGCTTGGTTCGAGAATTGGAAATGGAATGCGACTACGAGTTTTTTCGCTCGGCCTGGCTCAGTCCGGTTTCCGCTCGCACAGCGGCCAAGGCTTCCCTGAACAAGCTCTCCGGTCCGGTCTCGGCGAGTAACTCCGGCGTCGCGGCGCCGCCGTCGACCGTAAGCCCCCGAACCTCCCGCAAGCCCCACACCAGGTGTACCCGGTCGATCTCTGCTTGCAGGACGGCCCCATCCATCTTTCCGTCCGCGTCCTGTCCCGCTTCCAGAAACTCTTTCGTCCGCGCCATGTCCCGTATTCGGCGCATCAACTCAAGCCGGCGCGCGAATGACATTCGTGTAACCACATAAATTACACCCGGCGCGGACTCCGACTCCACTTCTCGAACGCTTTCGTAGGTCATATCTATCCGAACGCCACCGCGATTTCGTTGTTCACCGTGCCCTGCGCCCGCGACGGCCGGAACTGCCATTGCAGCCTGTTCTTGCCGTCATTGAATTCCGGAACTTCCGGTATCACGCTGTTCAGAAGCACGGCCATTACCTGACCCTCGACTTGGCCCAACTGGAACATCACGCTCACCGGAGACTGCTGGCGGGCCGCCTGATACAAACCCGTCGTCGCTGTGTCGTCCTGGCTGTACAAGTCGAAAGCGGCGGTCACTGTCCGCTGTCCAGGAGAAATACATTGCGCCAGATTCGTTCCGAATTCGTTCATGCGTAAGTCCAGGTTATTCTTGAGCACCAGTGAGGCATTCGTAATAGTGAAGAATTGTGTAGGAGTGCTTCCCAACCACGCTTCTCCCATGCTGCCTGGCACAATCGAATAGTCGAACGCCTGTAGGGCCGGTTCTGCCGGGAAGCCTGCCGAGTCCGCCACTTGCCCCGTGTAGCTGCTGCTGTCCACTACATCCTGGGCCATACCGCTGAATTGGAATTCGTGGAAATCCCCGTTAACCGCAATCTCCAGTTGGTCCACGGCAACCCCGCTCAATAATCGCTGCACCGCGGTTACCGGGTCCCAATAATCGAAGATCGTTGCGCTCGGTAGTTCCGTGGACGGCGTGTAGGTGATCGACGCCCCCAGCGTTGCGCCAGTTGTCGGCGGAGCGCTGAACGGCGCGTTCAGTTGTACCGTCGCTGTATCTACAATCGTCGCCACGAATCGCAATTCCCCCCCGGCAGAGACTGCCTGTCCCACTGTTAGTCCGTGCGGTGCGGCGAACGCCAGACTGCCCGTGGTTGTGGCGGATGCCACTGTCCCCCCGGCAAATGGAAGCGGCGCCGCCCCCAGCGCTGCCTGAAACAAAGGTCCGTAGGCCGGGCCCGCGGCGTTCGTTTTCTGCCAGCTTGTAAGGTACGTTTGCAACTCGAAAGTCGTGTACCGCCGGCCGCCGGCCGGCAAGCCTGGAAACGTTCGACTGCCTGTTTTGTCTCTCCGGTTGGTGGTCTCGAGCTGATTCTTTGTCGTCAGTTTGACTGCCGGGATCCGGTTGCTCGCCGTGATCGTCGCCACGCTTCCGTACGCGCTCTCCAGCGCCGTATAGAAACGATTCGCGTTTGAAGAAATGTAGGCCATATTAACTAATGTTCACTCCAATCTCAAAAGTGACCTTCGCCACCTGGATATAGTTCCTGCCGCCGTGCTTCACTGTTCCGAACGCCACTTGATAGCCGCCTGCATAGTACATGCCCGACCCCCAATCGCCGCGGTTCCCGTCGAGGACCTGCGTCAATGCGTCCGTGTACTGTTCCAACCCCTCCTGCAGTCCTTGCAGCCGATCCTGCGAATGGCGTATCTCCGCGGCCATCTGCACCGTCCCGGAAAAAGTTCGGAATTTCTCCGTCAGGCTGTTCACTACCTTCTCGCAGTACACCTGAACGGTCGGATACTGAACCACTTCGCCACGCTCCGCCAGGTCTGCCGCCACGTTCTGTGCGCGGATTTGCAGCCGGCCCGACGCTTCTCCACTCCCCTGCATGCCCGCCAGGCAGGCGTTCACTCCTCCACTCGTCGCCGAAAAGAGTTGAACGGTGGTTGTTGTTGCTTGGCTTCCGATTCCCGCCATTTCACCCTCGTTGAATCACGCGTGGTATCGGCCGGTAGTAACTCGGCGCCTGGCCGCTCCCCGGCGCTCGTCCCGAGGTGCTCGGGGTGCCCGGTTGTGCCCACGACTCACCAAGCGGCACCGGCGAAGCATTCTGTAATGTCAGGCCGTTGGGACTCGTTCCCGTGTACGCATTCCACCCGGTAGCCGTAGCCGGTGGGCTCCCCGCTTCCACCAGAAACGAACTGTAGATGGTCGCCACCGCCGCAGGTTCTGATGCCGCGCCCTCTTGACCCGCCGCATTTACCCAGGAAATGGCCGCGAAGTAGGTGCCGTTCGGAAGGTTGTTCCCAGAGGCTGGCTGCGCCAGTACCAGTTGCGGCGGTGGCGCCTCTGGAACCGGCGATAGCGCGATTCCCAGTCCCATTTCCCTCAGCTTCTCGTACGCCTCTTTGGACATCTCGTGAAACTGATCTCGCTTCCCGGAATAGCGGTCGTTGAGCTGGCTGTTGTATGCATCGATGTAGAACAACTCTAACCCGCGATAAGTATGCCAGAGCTTCAGCGGTGGCGTGACCACTACCGTGTTCAGGTTTGGCCTGGGAGCCATCACCCACAACCAGCGATCGAAATACGAGTTCGTAGCTAGCAGGGAGGTAAGATCGAGACTCAGCTCGTTCTGCGCCAAAGTCAGCTTCTGCGTCACATCGATCCCCTCCGCCTGAGCCACGTTGAGAAGTTGCGAATCCTGCGCCGCTAGATCGTCCACCGTCGAAAGAAGGCCGTCTGTGAACAGCGCCATTGTCTTAATCCTGGTTCCGTCCCCCGCGCAGCCGTGTCAGTTCAGCCGTGGGGACCAGCGATAACGGCACTCGCGTCGCTGCCAGTTCCTGTTCCGCCTGCTGCCTCGCTTCTGCCTGCGCCTTACGGAATGCAGCCGTATCTTCCATCGATGCCACCTGTGCCGCTCCGTCAACCATCATCTTGGCCGCCACCGCTTTCGGTACCTCCGTATAGACGCCAGCCTTGCCGCCGTCTCCGGTCTCGCAGCTGACGATGACCACATCCTTGTCCGGAAATGTGTCCACTGTCTGTCGAATCTTCTGGTAGTACACCTTCAAGTCCATTGGTTCCTCCTGTCTCTATTGCTTAACTCTTGCGAAAGCTGCGAAACAGGGGACTGGCGACTCTGTCCCGAGGCGCCGTCTGTCCGCCCGCGTGGATACGGCTGTCCGTCCCCTGTTTCCTCTGGCAGCCAACTAAGTGTTGACTTGCACCCCCGCCGCGTTCCGCAGGATGCCGCAGCCGTACAACACATCCACCGTGAACTGCTGCGCCAGGGTGTTCGGCTGGTAGCTCATCACCACCCGCATGCCGAAGTTGCCCATCTCGGCGTACTCCGCGATCGCTCCGGTCCCCGGCAGTGGTTGCGGCAACCGCCGCACCACCAGGCCGATGGCGTCCTTGGTAAACGCCAGATTGTGGGTATTCACCGTGCCCGTCCCCGTCTTCTGCACGAACTGCGAACGGAAGACGTAGAAATCCTTCACCTTGCCAATGGTCCCGTCCACTAACGCCTGCAGCCCGGCGTCGCCCGCCGTCTGGAACTCGCTGAAGCGCGGAATCTGCCGCCACGCCGAGTACGACGCCGCATCCACTACGATGAACTTCGGTTCTGCGGGCGGGATCTTTGCCAGGAACAGGGCCGTTTCCGCCGCGTCCACCGTGGCCTCCGTGATCGTCGCCCCCGCCGTGCCAACCGGCGCATTGAACGTGAATCCCCCATACAGGTTCAGAAGGTCGCTTTCCACCTTCTGTGCGATCGCTGCCACCGCCGGCTGCAGGTAGATCTTCAACAGGTCCGGCACCGCCAGAACTTTCATCACGTCCGGAATTTGAAAAGTCGATTCCGCGTGCGTGTTGAGCACAATCTGCGCATTTCCGATACTCGGATTCTGCAGAGTGACCGTACCGTTGCCGGTCGAGCCAACGTCGTTGAGGTTGTTGGCCTGCATTTGCGGCGGAATCGGCACGTTGATGGTGTCGCCGGAGTGCGCCAGTACCGGCTCGTAATCGCGATTCACCAGGTTCCCCATCACGAGGTTCCCGACCAGCACCGGCAAGGCTTCCGCCGCTACCAGCTTGACGATCGCAGTCGCGACATTCGCTGAAGTAATTGCTCCCATTCTTTCTCCTTCGTCTTAGCCTCCCGGCTTCCGGCCGGCTGTTCTCTACAGTCCCCGAAGGGACTGCGATGCCACGCGCACGATTTCCTCTCGCACCCGCTGCATCTCTTCTGCATTCATGCCGGGACGGATCCGATCGATGCTTACCGACTCGTTTCCCGCCTGCGGCGCCTTGAGATTCCCCGTCATCCCGGTTCCTCCCGCGATCCGGGCTGGCAGAAACTCCGGA